CCATAATAAATTTTCTTTTTCCGTTTTCGAAATTTCTTCCGCCGCCTTCGCGAGTTGACAGTTAAATTGAGTGCCTCACTCGCTCCAGATTTGGTACTTGCTTGAACGAAATTTAAATTCGGTCCCAGTTCAGGCAAGTCTGGGGATGGGTCATAAACAATTGTTCCTGACAAACCACCTTTATTATTTACAATTGGTGTAGAACCAAACGGCATGTGATTAAGAGGATCAACCGATCCACGTAACGACACGCCATTTTGAACATTATTTTTATTTTGCTTATCATCAAGAGAATTCCTAGAACCAATTGGGGCCCCTAGAATTCCCGCGATCATTCGTAAAGATTTATTTCCGTGGTAAACCAAACGTCCGTAAATCTTCCCTCGAAGACCTAAATTATTTGTATTATTATAAAAAACTCGGTCAGCAAAAACACGATCCTCGTTCCTTGCGTACGCTCGATCGTGCAACCTACACTGCTCGTCTAAAGGGCTAACTGCTTCTACCTGGCTATCTTCAACGCTAGATTGAAATTTACCAGCAGACCAGTAAGCTCCACAATAGTTTGTGGTAAAGTCTATATTTGATTTTACCCTCAAACCAACCTCATGCACACATGCAGAAGATGAAAACATATAAACATACAATGTGTACCATGCACAAATAAAAGAAACCACTGGAAATTGTCACGAACTCATTCCAAGCACTCTGAAGCGAATGCTATCACGAGTTGGTAACGTCAAGTCCTTGAATAAATCAGGCCTCTCCTTAGCCTTCAAATTCCAAAGCTTGACAAACCAAGTAAAGTGTCTACTGGAGAAGCAATAATTGGTCAAGTGACTTTGAATCGCCTGCGCCAAATTCTCCTCATCAGTGTAAAGAAGCGTGAGAACGTGCTTACTAAATCTAACAGGGATGGTTTGTACAACACCATCTTTCTCGGTAAACTTATTAGAAAAGAATTCCACACCCTCCATTGAGGCGTGCGTCTTTCTCTCCGTAACAACAATTCCCAAATTCTTCATCATGGAAAAATACTTCTCACGATCAAAGTTCTTAGGAAATCGCTGAAGCACATCATCACCCCCAGCCATGAAAACAAAGTCTCTCTGAATTTCTTCAGCGGAATAACCCATCATCATCAACGACATAACGTGACAGATGACCTGGCCAAGTGAATTGCCTGAAATGGTATTAAACCAACCAGACTTCATTATCCCAACGAGATTAACCTTGAATTGAGTTCCATCACTGGTAACGTAAACATTGTCAGTGAAGACCTCATAGATTGCTTTCTTGGCATCATCGACGAAGGACGCATACTGTTCCTCAGTCCATTCCTCAGGACGGTCAGATAAACCGACCATCACAAGGACAAGAACTTTTACAATCCATTCAAGGAAATTAAAATCCCATGCTTTCTTATCGCTATCATCAACCATGCC